TGCGGAACGGAGCGGGGCGCCCAGCGCTTACCAGCCTCCAGAACCTATTTCTCGACCTTACGTGACCAACATTCCTTACGAAAAAGGCCAGTTCCTCTGGTGATATCGCTTCGCATAATGTCCCCGGCGTTATGGTACTCGCTCCCGAACAGCGGCCCGGTATAATGGTCTTTATCACCGGGCTGCTGTTTATCCATAACGCCTATTATGCGGGGCGTTAGCATTTCACCTTCCTGCAGGATCTCCCCAGGGCGAATTCTGTTAGCACCTGCCGGCCAGCGCGTTAACATAATTGCACCTGGTGCGCGGATCTCGATCGCTATTTTGTTAGCACTTCTTGTCCGTATGCTGTTAGCATAATTGTACCTGGCGCGCCGGCGCCGGCTTAACTTCTGCTAACAGGTGTTCTATGCCGACAATTATGATCCGACACGCAACAGACGAAGATATCCAACAAGCAAAAGACCTGACCGGCCATCACGGCAGCGCAGCAAAAGCCCTTGTTACTGCTGCTGCTTTGGGTGCTCAGTACAAGGAAAGTTATCACCGGGCTAGCGAGGAAAATCAGCGCCTCCGCGAGCAAATCAGGGTTATGCAACAAACCCTGGACGGTGCTCGAAATGCTGCCGTTGCCTTGGTTGAGCGTTGTGGCCAGGGCGATCTGCTGACATGACAGCCCTTTGACTGTTCAACCCTCAGCTGACCCCTGTTCACTTAAATCGTTGATAACACGCGCCCACAGGCGCCCGGTTGAGCGGGCTTTGTGCGCAGCGCAAAGGGCGTGATTTATCCGGGTCTTGGTGTCTGGCGCAGCCGGACGCCTAGACGTGTGAATGCTCAGATTTCGGAGTGGCGGACGCCCTGACCGAAGGGAAGGGTCCACTATCTCTAATGGTGGACTCTTGTCTCACAGTGAGAATAATTGATCGTTTTTTGATCACGTCATCGGCTGATCTAATAGTTCTTGCTCGTAGCTTATCAGTATTCCTCTCACTGCTATTTTTACCTGCTTTTTCATATCGTCTGGCAATTGATCAAGGCGTTGGAATATAGCTCTTAGCTCTTCAGAAACCTTGCGCTCCGACTCGTCAAGAATTATGTCGTCAGCTGATACAGCCAGTGCTTTTGCTAGGGCTCCTATTCGATCCCCTGGCGGTGGCTGTTTGCCACCTTCGTATTTTTTCAGCGTTGCTACTGGTATCCCTGTTTTTAAAGAGACCTGTTCTTGCGTGAGGCCCATATTTTTACGCGCCTTCTTGAGGTTTTCCGCAATGGTCATTGTCTCTACGCTCGGCTGATTTTCGGTGTTCAAGGAATGTAACCCCTGTTCTTATTTACAGTGATCATATGTGATCCCATTAGGTATCTGAAAAGGCTTTACAACTAGGTATCGTATTAGGTACCTTGGCGTTGCGCATTTGCCTGTTGACACGGTTTTTACTGATGCTTGACCGAATTCACATGTTCATACCCTTTGATGATTCCGCAATCAATGAGATTGGTACGGCTGACAAGCCTTTCCATGTCGTTGACCTGGAATCGTTGGGTGTGCAGATGCGTGCTGCTGGTGGTATCACCCGGCGCGAGGATGGCCAAGGCTTTTACTGTGAGGACTTGTCCCACGCCTGGGAGTCTCTCCCGTCAAGTTATACGCCAATGGCGTTCAAGGTTTTTCATCAGAGTTTCAGTAAACGTTTGAGTCCTGGCATTGAGTTGAAGGCCAGCCCCGCAAAGCTTTTGCAAGGTCACAACGTTTTCGGTCCTACCTCTATTCGCCTTGGTGCCGAAGTAATGATTAAGTGGCTAGCTGGTACATACCCTATTCTTTTCGGCCGTCTGAACCTCCTTGCTATTGAGGTCTACGGCCTCGATTGCACTTATTCCGCTCGTATGCCTAATGAAGCAACCGCTTTGCAGGTTATTCAGTTTATGCGAGGTGTTAGCAATGGCCAGACCCGCAACCGTGGTGATGATTATCAGACCACTGCTTATTGGGGTGCTAAGGATGGCCGACTTCGCAAGATCAAGGCCTATTTGAAAGGCCCTGAATTCCTTTTGGAAATTCAGAAAGTCTTAAAGATGGCTAATGCATCAAAGTTTAACCCAGAGCGTCGAGACGATTTAGATAATGCTCACGTTCGAGAATTTAAAATTCATACACGTAATAAACGCCTGCCTATGTCTGTTATGTCCGCTTATCGGACATTGAAGGTTCTTCAAGATGACCGCCTTAAAGAGTTCGCACGTCTTTTGCTTCGCATTGAAGCAACTGTTATGCATCGCTGGTTAGAACGTCGCGATCTTCCAACTAACCTATGGGCACTATGTGACCATCAAGAGCACTTGTTAGAACAGGGCAGGTGCTTTATTCAAGAGTGTTTTACCACTGTAACTGCTGAACTGTTCGCGGCCTTTGAAGGAATGACGATGAAACGTATAGATGATGAAAAAGTGCTGGCCGCACTGCTCGAAAAGTTTACTAAAGTAGGGAAGGGCAAGTGGACCAAGGCCAGAGCTTGCAAGGTAACCGGTAGTATTATTCCGCCCATCTTCACACCTGGTAAAACTAGTGACGCTTATGCTCGCAACCTGTTCAGGACTTTTCGTAGCATTCGTGATTATGGTTGGGAAGAAACAATGGACTCTATGAGTCGAGCAAGTTTCTATCGGCATATTTCTGATATATCAGCGGCTGGCGTTTCTAAAGCAATGCTTCAGAACCTCAAAGAACATGACAACGTGCGTAATGTTGTTCCTGTACTTCAGCTGATCAATATCGACTTTAGCGCCCAGCGCCCCGACTGGTATGTGGAACCAACAGTGGAGGCCGCATGATGAATGTCCGGAGCCCCGTATGGTTTTTATCACTAGCGATTACCCTGGTAATGGTTTGCAGCTTTGTACGATGGGGTTACACCTTATGGATCGTATGAGCTACCAAACTTTGCGCTTCTCTGTTGAGTGCGAAGTTTCCGCCATTGTTCATGACGCCGAAGTTTCGGCCCAACTGGTCAACTCTGTTATGGCGCGTTTCGTCTCCGCCCTGGCGAATGAGCAGATTGCAAAACACCGAATTGATGAGCAGTTCAAAAGCTTTGATCGCTCGTTAAAAGTGCCGCTTCCCAAGTGGGCACACAAGCACCAGGGCACAAGCCCGTCAATTACTCCTGTGAGGTAAAAACTATGTCTCTTGTTCTCCTTGGTCTGTGCCACGGTTATCACGAAAACAAACGCACTTTCGGCAATAATGAATTTGTTGACAAGCAAGTGCTTATTGAGGTCGAGCAGGTTAATCAGTTCGGCATACCTGAAGTTAAGACCGTTGCCGTCAAGCTTTCAAAAAAGCATTCAGAATCTGGCGTTCAACATGCCTGGGATCAGTTGAAGGGTAAACAGGTGTCAGTTCCTGTTTTCGTCGGTGCCTGGGCATCTAAAGCTGGAAATGCCGGCTTTGATCTGTGGCTGGCTGGAGACGGCAAGCCATTGAACGTTCAGCAAGTCCAAAAGACTGTTTAAAAGAAGGGTAGAGCATGGGGCCTCAAGTTTACGTACAAGTGTGCTCTACCTTTAGCCAAGCTGGCCAATGTGTCGAGTCAGCATGGCAACTTGCATATTTGGCTTCTGATTCAACTGAATTTGAAGCCTTTACCGCATTCGATCCCGAGGCCTTTTGGTCTGGGTTCGGGTACACGCTAACGTTCTTTAGCATTGGCTTTGGCGTTGGCTTACTTGCTGCTGTATTGCGCCGTGCGCGCTAAAAACCATAAACCGAAAGGAGTTTTACCCATGAAACCATTTAATGCTGCTCGTCGTTTTGGCTCTAAGCTTGGCAATGTTACCCGTAACGCTTCCATTGCTGCTGCTGTAACTGTAATTGCAAGCCCTGCGTTTGCTGCTCTGCCTGAAGGCGTTACCACTCAGATGACTGAAGCCAAGGCGGATGCAACTGAAGGTGGTGGTCTGATCATCGGCGCTATCGCTGTTGTTGCTGGTATTGCCCTGGTCATCGCTATTTTCCGCAAAGCCTGACCGTGCTTTGGTCATTGGCACTGGGCGTCTTCATGGCCTCGGCGTTCATTGCGGGAATTAAAGTCGGCCAGTATCAATGACATCTAGGGGCCTTCGGGTCCCTTTTTTTTGGCGGTTTTATTATGCGCTTTCTATTGCTTTTCTTTTTTTTGTTTTCAACCACCGTTTTTGCTGAAGATTATTTTTGGTCTGTCAATATTAATGGTCAAACTTCAACTGGCCCTAGTGTTGATTCTGCATGTTCAAACGTTGCCGATCAGTTTAATTCCGGTCTTGTTGTTTTAAATTATTTAGGTGCAGTTAGAGTTTCTGATAGTAGTTTTAACTGTTCTTTTGAGTATTATCATAATGGTAGCAAGCAATCTGATCGCGTAGCTCCTGCCTATCGTTTTGGTAATTCCTGTCCTCAGGATTTGATTTACAATTCACAACTTGGTCAATGTGATCAGAGTTGCGAAGACACTATTGGCCAAAAACTTGCCGCCCGTGGTCCTGACTCTACTGTTGCTTTGGATGGTGATGGCTTTAGAACAATACTTCCCGAGCCCTTTTTCGGTGCTTGTTTTACTGGCTGTTATTATGAAGTTCAAAGTTCTTTTTCAGATCGCCTTTCTTGTGCCCTTGTTACAGGTTCCACTGATACCGGTTTTTGTAATTATCGGGTGACCGGTAATGGTGATAACTGTCCTGCTAGTGACGGTGTTCCTGCTGGCGGTGGCGATCCACTTAACCCACCTCCCTCTGATGACCCCGACGACCCCGATGATCCCGACCCAGGCTGTCCGCCTCCTTATGTTTGGAATGGTACTTTTTGCCAATCTGACCCCGGTGACGGTGATGGCGGCGGTGATGGCGGCGGTGATGGCGGCGGTGATGGCGGCGGTGATGGTGGCGGTGATGGCGGCGGTGATGGTGACGGCTCTGGTGACGGCTCTGGTGATGGTTCTGGTGATGGGTCTGGTGATGGTTCTGGTGATGGGTCTGGTGATGGTGGTGGTGACGGCTCTGGTGATGGCGGCGGTGATTGCACTGGCGAGGATTGCTCTCCAGGTGGCGGCCTCTCTGAGCCTGATAAAGGCACCTTTGATGATGCCATTGCTGATTATGATCAAAAGATAGAAGACACACTTGCTTCATTGCGTGAAAAGTCTGGTCAGTTTGGTTCTTTGGTTGAACAAAAAATGGCTTTCACTTTATCCGGGAATGCTTCACTTCCTTGTTTTGAGGCTTCGATTCTAAATAGGAATATTGGTTTTTGTTTTTCTACCTATTCCGATGATTTGAATTTACTCCGTTATGCAATATTGTTTTTGGCCTCTATTATTGCCCTTTATATAATTTTCAGAGATGACAAATAATGGATATTCCCTTTATCGCTGATATTCTCGGTTTTTTCCAATCAATATGGGATTGGGTGTATTCAGGTATATATGATTTCACTAAAGAGGCTTTTGTTTTAGCTACAAAGGTGGCTATTTACTCTTATTTTCAAGCTGTTCTTTTTGGACTTGAAGTGTCTTATCAAGTTTTTCAAGAGCTTATGTCTGAGATTGGCATTAGTGATAAAGTTCAGCAGTACTATAATATGCTTGATGCGGACGTACGCGGCGCCCTTGCTTTTTTTGGTGTTCCTGATGCGTTGATGATTATATTCTCCGCTATCGGCACTCGCTGGGCTCTTAAATTTGTTCCATTGGTGGGGCGATAATATGGCAATTAAAATACATCATGGCCCTAATGGGTCTTATAAAACATCAGGCGCTATTCAGGATGATTTAATACCTGCTTTAAAGTCCGGTCGTCACATTATTACCAATATACGTGGGCTTACTCGTGATCGTGTCTTTAAAGTATTTCCTGAACTCCCATCAAGTTTAGAGATTGAAAATTTAGACCTTGAAAGTCTCGATGATTTGGAGAAAATGCGTACTTTTCCCCAGTGGGCACCGCGCGGTGCTTTTATTATCTTTGATGAAACTCAGCTTATTTTTATAAAGTCTTGGCGTGAAACAGACCTTAGAAAATTTGATTTTCCTGGTGGTGCCGCTGCTGCAAAGTTAGCAGATAGGCCTATTAACTGGCTTGATGGATGGACTCGCCATCGCCATTGGAATTGGGACATCATTTTAACGACTCCCAATATCGGTTATATCCGCGAAGATATTCGCATGACTGCTGAAAAGGCTTATCTTCATTCAAACCTTGCTGTAATTGGTATTAAGGGTCGTTATAAGGAGTCCCAGCATTCAGCGACTGAAAACAAGCCTGCAATGAAAGGCTCGATGGTCACTATTAAAAAAATTAACAAGCGGACTTTTAAACTCTATGAATCAACTGCAACCGGGTCAGTTAGCGATACAATCGCGGGCAAAAGCATTTTTAGAGACCCTAAAGTGGTTCTATTGTTGGCATTGCCTGCCATTGTTTTTGGCAATTTTTTACTTAACGGGGGATTTAGTTTTAACAAGCCTCCAGCTAGTGAAAATGTTCGTTCTAGCTCTCTGGAACCTCTGCCGCCCGTTGCTAATGATGGTGATTCGATACGTCCTGGTAAGAGTCCTGGTTCTGGTTATATTCCTCTACCTGGGCAGCAAGATAATCACTTTGATAATTTAGATCATCCGTTTTCGGGTCATGTTATTTCTATAGGTGGGTCTGTCGTTGGATTGGCGCAAGGCGTTCGTGTTTATCTGTTTGATGTTGTTTCTACTGACGGTACACGTTTTCAGCTCAATGATAAGCAGCTTCGATCTAGCGGTTATACGCTTTCCGAAACAGCTGATTGTTCCGTTCGTCTCACTTTTGGCGCTTGGAGCTCTTATTCAGTTTGCACTGGTACTCAGCTCGCTGGGCGCCCCGCGCAGAGGCCCGCTGCGGAACGGAGCGGGGCGCCCAGCGCTTACCAGCCTCCAGAACCTATTTCTCGACCTTACGTGACCAACATTCCTTACGAAAAAGGCCAGTTCCTCTGGTGATATCGCTTCGCATAATATATATTATGTTAAATAGGGTATCGAAGGACGTTAGTCAAGGTAACTCTGTTTATGCTCCATCTCATGGCTGGCCTCTTGCCTCTTGCTTCAAGACCATAATACCCCCAGCCACATCGCCAGCGTGAGCAACACCTGACCTGGGATCACGTACATCGCAAACTGGC